CCACACCGTTCATTGGTGACTTTGAAATGTAGCCATTTTCAACCGCAAACTGGAAGATACCGAACAACACGGTCATGTAGTTGTTCACAGTAACTGCGGATCGACCCCGTTTTGGAGTTTTATGTCCTTTCTTCATGACTTGGAAACCGGTGAGCAATTCCTTCCGGACTTCCAGCATGCTCTCTTTGGTGATTGAAGAAAGAAGGGTGCCAGGCCCAATAATAGCCGTGACATTAGCAATGACTCGCCCATAAGTGTTGAGCGATGATTCAGCCACCTCCATCTCCTTCAGTGCAAGCCATCTCGCGGACAGCTCCCCGATCGTTACCTCTTGCCTTGCCTCCCCGAACCGCGCCAGGTTCTGGGAGGAGGGGAACTGCTGGGCATAGTTGAAGGTTCCTGTTTTGATGGCATAGCAGATCGACGTCCGTAACTCGCCGGCCACTTTTCTGTTTTTGGGGGTGTCAGCCACCCCCAGGCTTTCACGCACTCTGACCCCTTTGTAGATGAACCACAGCCTTAGCGTGCCGCCGTGGTTTTCCACTCCTGTTGGGTATTTCATAACGATTCCTCGTTGGTTGATGGTCAGAGTATTTAAGCAGATTGTCGCCGCGGTTTCGCTGAGGCCTGACGCTCAATCCAGCGGTCGATCTCATCAAGGTTGTAAAAACACGGGCTGTTGTCCCACGGACTACAGTCGAACGAGACGTGTTTGTATTCCTTCCCCTCCAGAAAAGTCTTCTCCCGCGCCTTCTTCAGCGTCCCCTTTTTAATCCCCTTCAGGGCTATCAACTGCTCCTCAGACACCCATTTCCCGGGCGATACCATCATGATTACTTCGCTCATACCTTTCTCCACTCAAACTTAATGCCGGGGCGAATTGGCTATTTCTCCGCACCCGGCACAGCTATCAGCTGTTTTAGGTTGCCCGGTGATATTTCGATATCAGGCGACCTGCCCGGGTAAGGATCGCAGGCGGCGCATGCCGGTCATCGCCGTGGCCACGTAACTCGCCTTACGGTTCACCACCTCCACCCAGACCTTCACTCCCTCCACCCGCACCGTGTACGTCTCTTTCATCCGGCTACGCCCGTAGTTGCCGTAGCGTTCCTGATGAGCCGCGAGGGCGATGTCGCAGGCCTGACGCGCCAGCGGTGACTGCGTGCTGCGGTTAATCAGTCGCATGGTCAGCTCCTTCGATACGCTTAAATTCAATCACCCAGACCCAAGGGTTGGCCTGCCAGCTGTCGTCGCCGTAAATGGATTTCCATAACCAAGAGAAGACCTCGCGCGCATCATGGCTTGCACCACCGAAATACTGATCCCCTTGATTAAGGCAGTAGCGGCCAGACGCGGGTAATTTCACCAGGCCTTCGCGAGCTGCGTCATTCTGGCTAATTGACCGAATACGCTGAACACCAACATTGGTAACCTCAAGTGCGATACGGCTGGCCCAGCGCGGCATGTGGATAGATGGTGTCCAGCGCACATCCTCAGCTGGTGGCACGTTCTCGTAATGCGATGGAACATGCTCAGGGTAGTTCGCACGATAGAGCCGCAGTTCCGGCGCTCCGCCACCTGCTTGTGCCCACGTCTCTCGCACCCAGATGCGATCGCCAGGCTTACCGAAAGGGCTATTCCGGTAGTTGCCCGCCGCCAGTTCTCCGGCCAGCTCGTTACCTGCTAATTCACAGCCCATGCTCTTATCGATTACCGGGAACTTAGCCGGGCGCCGGGTCTGCGTCTTCCGGCCGTCCAAGATCGCCCGCACCATCTCAGCGTTGAAAATCATTCCGCGTTCTGTAATTTTCGTCATCTCGTTACCGGGAGGGCGAACCCTCCCGCCTCCCTTAGGCCACGTATTCCGGTTTCATATCTGCCAGGGTGATGCAGAACTTATCGTGCAGTTCGTCGCCCATGTGACGTTTCGCTGCCGCCAGCACGCGCTCGGCTTCCGCGAACTGCTCAGCTGCGCCCGGCTCGCCCGGTTGTGGCAGGGAGTTGATTGCCGCCTCGACCGCATTACGATGCTTTACCAGGTGGTAGCGGCGCGTAGCCTTGTTTTTCAGCTCGGTGAACAGGGTGGTTCCAAGCGCGGCTTTCGCTTCGTTGATTTCATTGCCAACGGCTGCAGCGGTCTCCAACGTTTCAGCTGAATCAATGCGATCCCGGAACTCATCGGCCATGGCATCAATGTTTGCCGCCGATTCCTGCGCGCTTTGAGTGGATGTTACGGTGTCACCTTTGATGTCAGCCAGGCTCACGCGCTGGGCTGGGGCCGGGTTGATCACCTTCTCGGCGCGCTGCTCCACCTCATCCGGGGTATACACGCCGAGCACGACCGCAGGGCAGTACAGGCGCGCCCAGTATTTGAGAGCCAGGTAAGCGATCTGCTGTTTAGGGTTCGAAATCCACAGTGGAGAGTTACGTGTAATCACGCTGGACAGGAACACCGGTTCGCCCCAAGTGATCTCGCTTTCGCCGCGAATGACGGCACCCACACGAACCGATAGGCCTTGCTCGTCAGCGCTGGTCCAGCCGCGTACCATTTCTTTCTTGTCGTAAGTCCCGCCGCCTTTCGCCGGCTTCTTCACAATCTCTTCACGGCTGCTGGCGCATTTCGACCAGTCGCCGTCGTACTCGTAGTAGAAGCGGCCCACAATGGCGTTGGAGCTGGAGATCACCGCGTTCACCAGCTGCGCTTCGTAACCCAGCACGCCGTTGACCAGGTGCGTTTTCTGCGCCACTGCGTATGGGTTCATCCCCCACTGCATAGCCTGCATGATGATGGCCATGCAGTCGGCTGGGTTGCCGCGAAGATGTTCAGGGACCGTTACAGCGGCCTGAGCCATCAAACCGGCAACGGCCTGCAGCTGGGTTAATGCCTGCACGTTGAAGATGGCATTGCTGGCAGAGATAGTGTTTGGAGCCTGCTGCTCCGCGGTTACAATATTCATGTTTTCCATCGTCATTCCCCTTATGCCTGAGTACGCAGCGCTTCGAGGCGGCGCAGGTCGAAGTCGTTCAGTTCGTCGGTGTAGTCTTCGGTGATCGGCGCTGGCCAGCAGTTGGTGTCGTAAGCCTGAGCCAGGGCGCGCATGGTTTTCTGATACTCCTGCGCACCCAGCGCCAGTAGATCCTCCGACGCCTCAATGACCGCCACCCAGTGGTAACCCTCGTCTTTGTTGACGAAGATCCAGAAGAACTGGTCAAAGTCAGCGACGCTGCAGTACATACCGGCGCTGAGGTGGTAATCGCGGTCGATGATTTCACGGTGCAGTTTGGCGCGCAGGCCATCCTGCTTAACGCGGCCCATGCTGATCGTCTTAAGGTCAACGCCGATACGAACGCCGTTGATTTCAACCTCAAGGTCCGGGCGTACACGGACTTCAAGACCGGTTTCGTCGTCCATGCCGAAGTAACTGGTTTCGACTGAACGGGAAGGGTGGCGCAGCAGTTTCCCGGCCGATTCATGGTTCAGCAGTGCCTGCTGAATTGCCGTGGCCAGCGCCAGCTGCTCACTGGACAGGATGGTTTTCCCGGCTACGCGATCACGCCACTCCTGCTCGAACTCATCAGCGAAAATGGCATCCGGATTCACCGCGCGGATCGCCGCCTGCAGTTCTTCTTTCTTGCCGGTGAGTTTCAGCTGCTCGGCTTTTGGCTTATCCGCATTAAATTCGCGGATGAACGCCTTCATGGAGTCGGTGGTGGTGAATGCTCCCTCCGGAACGCCAGGGAATACCGCGAACTCTTCGTGCAGCTTCTCCGGCTCCAGTGCCAGCGTGTGGGCCAGGTTGCCGAACGTCAGCGCCTCGCTGCTTTCGCGGCGGATAGTCTTGGCTACATGGCGGCCGTGGTAGAACATCAGGCTGACACGGGCATCCTTCACCTGGGTGCTGCTGATCCCGTTCGCTGCGTGATAAACGTTATTTGGCAGGCCTTCATATCGGCCCGGTTCGAAGTACGCAGGGTATTCCGGCGCGCTGGCTGTTTCCTCCGGCGCTTCGGTGGTAACTTCCGGCGCAGTGGCGTTCGCCAGCTCCGGCGCTGCGGCGGCCAGCACCTCAGTCGGGTTCAGGGCAACTGTTTGCGGATCAGCTGCATCAGCGCTTTCGCCTGGTGGAACCGCGTTAACACTTTCTCCTTCCGCCGGGTCAGTCGTTTCCATCTGCACATCGCTGGTGGTCTCCTCTGTAACCGGTGAACGGTCATCTGTTTGTGGTTGGTTTTCGTTCATCAGACCTTCGATGGAGAACATGCCGCCGCCGAGGTTCGCGACCTGCGGCTGCTTGGCGACAGTGCTCGCCCACTTCGGCAGGGTCTGTGTTTCAACTTCACTCTCATCAGCGAGTTTCTGCTCGCCAGCTTCTGCCCATTTCGGCAATGCATGCTGTTGTTCGTCGGTAAGATTATCTTTAACCCACTTCGGATCGTCTGGGTCGCTGATGCCTTCTACAAATTCGCCGCGGTCGGCCGCCAGCTGCTGGTCAACAAAATGGCTATCAATTTGAGCTTCTACTGGAGAAGGGACTGCTTTTGGCAACGGCAGCAGCTCAGTTGCAGCGTTGAATTCAGCCGTCATCGTCTGGTTCACGAACTCCAGATGAGCAACCGGCGTCAGGTGAATATTCTCCGGCGCGATGCGCACCAGGTTGAAGATGGCCGCGCGGTTGACTGCCAGAACGCCGGGCTGGTTGCGCAGGATTTTGCTCCACGATTTCCATGGCTCTTCTTTGGTCGCGACAATCTCCTTGGCGCGGCGGTGGATGCTGCCCGGGATCTCCAAATGGTTGAAGTCCATCGGTAGCAGGGCACAGGCGATCTCCAGATCGAGGGTATCCAGGGTATGATGCGCGCCTTCACCACGGTCAGTTACGTACCCGCCATCGGCATTGGTCCCGGCGTCAGTGCGCTGTACGTGGCTGATGCGGTTGCCAGCGGCCCATTCGCGCGTCAGGATCCCGCGGTCAATGTGCTCGGTGCTGAACCACGCCTTAAAGAACTGGATGACGACAGACAGCTCAGTGCGTTTTCCATCAACAGGGAAGATGGTTTTCAGTGCATTGACCACTTTCCAGATGTCGGGCTCATGCGCTTTCTTGAAGCCATCAACATTTTCGGCGGCCAGGATCATGTTCTGCACATAGCTGTTATCCACATCCAGTTCGAGCTCGAGAATGGCTTTCTTCTGCTCTTCGTCGACGTGGTAGAAATACTGCTTGTCCGCGATGAACTGCGCCAGAAGACGCTGACGGAAAGGCAGGGTGGCGACGGTCGTCAATACCGGAAGTTTGCGCTCGCGGAACTCTCTTACCGCATCACAAACCGTTTCGGTACCATCTGCATCAACAATGCTTTCGCCAGTTTCGATATCCACGCCGTCGACAACAGTAGTGTCAGTACTCTCAACAACCTCTTCGTCTGGTTGTGTCAGCTGTGCGGCCCCGGGGATCACATTCCAGGTGCGCTGGTCGTCGGCCAGGGTATAGCGCTCGCACCAGGTGTAATCGATGGTGCTTTCTTCGGGCAGGTCATTAAACACCGGGAAATCGGTGCGGACAGGCTTGGCGTAGTCTTTACCGCGGCCTGTTTCGATGCCAGCATCTTCCAGCGCGACATCCAGCTGCAACGCAGCTCGTGATTGGGTGTTGGCGGAGAGCCACACTACAGCGTCAGGCTTCCCTGACTTCTGAGTGGCCTTAACCAGGTAGAAAAATTCCATGTCAGATCCTCATTTTTGGATGTAAGATCCCCGGGCCAGAGATAGCGCCCATTGGGTGTGTTTTTGGTTTTGGTATAAATTCCGGTGTAACTTTGGTCGGTGGCACCGGACGTAGATCCCGCCTTGCGCGGGAATACGTTAGGCTTCGTGGGCCATCTGGTCGTACGAAGCGCAACGCACAGAACAGTAATCACGTTGTTCGCGCGCCAGCTGGGCGCCGCGGATGAAGAGCAATTCGTTTTTAACTTCTTTCCCTTGCTCGATTGGTTTGCGGCAGTACGCGCATTCTTTCGAGTTACACATCAGGATTCCCCTTCTGTGCCAAGAGGTAACAGAGGCGGCGAATAAACGCCCCAAAAGAACTCAGTTTTACGGCCTGCTGCCGTACTGGTTTACGTGCGTAGTCAATCATGGTCACCCTCATTTGCCCTTGTCGCCAGGCTGGCGGAACGTTTCTTTAACCTGATGCGCGTTAATCACTCCACCTCATCCGACTATTCGTATGCCGTCGGCGGCTACTTCGTGGGCTCCATGCCTGGGTGGTTCGTGGTGCGTCTTGGTGAGTTAGATTAAATCACTGGTTTATATCTGTGTCAACTCAAGGTTAATGTTAATTGTAAATCTGAGGTTTATATGGCTGGTTTTTGTGACGCGTCTGCCTAATCGCAGGCAAAAAAAATCCCGACGCTAAGGTCGGGATCGCGGAGTTCGGGGCGGGCTAGGGTTGGTGCTGATGGGTGAGGGTATAAAAAACCCGGCGCGGTGGCCGGGTTATTTTGTACCTTGCTGTTGTTCGGGCTGAGCCTGAATTTGTGCTGGAGTCTCAGCTGGCTTAAAGTATGTTTGAATTTGAGGTAGCGCAAGTAGAATGGCTGATATCGCCAGTACAACTCCGACCATCCATTGAATCCCTGAAGAGGTAGTCTTTAGCCCTTCAATGTGACCTTTAAGCCCCGTAACTTCACCGTTTACTCCAGATATTTGGGATTTAATTTCGCTCATTGAAGTATTTAGAGCAGAAAATTGTTGCGCCTGAAAAGCTCTAAATTCAGCCATTTCCCTTCGCATTTCCGCTGCAACAACTTCTACTTCAGCTTTGTTCTGAGCGAGCTTTGCATCGAGTTCTTCCCTTGAGATTTCCATGGGCTTTTCCTCCAAATCTACTGCTTGCTTACCAATCAGACCATCAGATGATTGATTAGTTCTGGCACGGCTCCACTCAGTTATTATTGGTTTTCGTGGCGGAATTGCATTTGACTCCACTTTTTCATGATATGCAGGCATAACGATAGCGTCAACTTTGATATCGGCGGTCAAAGCCTTTGGTTGAGAGGTATAGTTCACCTGAACTAACTCCCGTTAAAATTTGCGCTCAAACGGCTCTACGATGCCAGGATCGGATACAGGTGTGTTAAGTATGGCTTGGGCCATGTTCTTTGCCATGGACATAGGTAAAGTAACAGAATGGATGGCTTCCAAGTAAATTTTTGTCCCTATTTCTTGATTTGACTCATCTGGGAAGTTGGTATTCTCAACAATATGACGACAGAAAGTAATGTGGCAATAAGCATTATCACCTACGTTCATTCCTGTCGTGATGAAAACGTCAGCAAAATCAGATGCATGTTCTTTGGATTTAATGATTTCTGGCATGTTAGACATTCCTTACTTATTGTATTTTAATCAACAATATATTGATCGGCAGTATATAGAGCTTTGCATATAAGGGCGAAATCAACGATTTTTAGTTTTAGAATTCAGCGCAATTTTGATATGAGTTTTACCATTTCACTAACTCAATCCCCCTGCGACCTAATGCGCCCCTTCATATACCTCTCATACAGCTCATCCAACTCCTTCAGGCGAATCGCGAAGATGCGGAGCATGTTCTGCTGCTCTTCTTCCGGCAGCTGGCGGTAAAGCTCCAGCAGGCGCTGTTCGTCCGGCTTAAGTCCGTCTTTCTCACCAACGTCCTCACCGAGTAACCAGGCGACAGAAATGCCTACAGCGTCGGCTATGGCCAGTGCTGATTTCTTACTAATCACGCCTTTTTTGAACCAGCCGTTTACGGCCTGAGGGGTGACTCCAGCTATTCGTGCCATGTCTGCTTTGGTAACGCCGCGATCAGTGATCTCAGTAAGGCGCTCTACCAGAACGAGGTTAGGTTCTTCTTTTCTCATAGGGTCATTGTAAATATTTGGTTTATACACACAATAAATCCAAAGTTTGCATGAAGTATAAATCTGTGGTTTACTTCTGCTATCAATAAGCAGGAGAAGCACATGTCCGCACTCGATAAAGCAATTAAAGCCGCTGGCTCAGCCAGAAAGCTCAGCATCGCGCTTGGTGTGACGAGTATGTCTGTAAGTCATTGGAAGAATCGTGACCAAGGGATCGTCCCGCCAAGCTATATCTTCCCGATTTTCAAAATGACAGGCGTAACCCCCCACGAGCTGCGCCCTGATCTCTACCCGAACCCCACTGATGGTTTACCTAAGTAGGAGCACTGACAATGCAAACACTTTCTTTTCAACAGAATAACAGAGCACCAACGGAGCGTATGAAATTCCAGTGTCACCAGGCCGATCTGGACATTCCGAAGATTGATCACCGCGCCATCTGTTCTGCCGTTCGCGCCTGGGCAGCAGCAGAGGGCCGCGTGGCGGTCGCTCTTGCAATCAAGGAAGCGGTAGAAGAGGCGGGCCTGTCGGATATCGACACATCCGTGAATTCCGACGTATGGAACGTGAAATTGTTCCGTTGGTTAGATCAGCCAGAGAAATCGGCGGTTTACCGGGCGAACGTCGAGCAGCTGGCGCCGGTAATCATCTCGGTTCTACCGCTGGCCTACCGGGATCGGGTTGTTAAGCACGATAACTTCGCGCTTCGAATCGCCAAAACGGTGAAGGAGGATGCTGAGGCCATTCAGGCTGTGGTCCTCAAGGCCCCCAAACAGGAACGCTGGAAAGAGATCAGCGAAAGCATCGTTGCTAAGTACCTGCTGGATGGGCCGGATTCAGTCGCGCCAATTATGGCGATGGTTACAACGATGCTGAGCGGGGCGATCTGACATGAACCATATCGAGTTCATCGAAAAGCATGTGCGCGAAGAGCTGATCAAACAGGGCTTCACTGTGGCGGTCGCACAGGGGGGGGCATTCCAGGCAGTCGACATGTACAAGCGTATGTCTCAAGCCAGTCGTAAGGGGAGAATTTTTGATGATGTGTTACGCCACGCAAAGCTGTGGGCCGAGAAGCAACAGACGGCGTCCGATAAGTTTGCAGAACGCAGGGTTAAGCGGAATGAGCAGCAAGCAGGGTTGTTCTGAAATGGTGAAGACCGTTGTGCGCCAACACAGCCGGTCTTCGGGTGCAATAACGTCAAGCAATTGCGGAGATAAGTATGTCAGCAACTGGTAACAAGGTAAATATCCAGCCAACCCACAAGTGCTCTTTTTGCGGAAAGACGAATGTCGAAGTCGCTGGCGCTTTCATCGCTGGGGATGGCGTTTCAATCTGTCAGGAATGCGTTTTTTTGTGCGTCGAGATCGTCTTTAAGCACTCCGCCAGAACTGACGAACCGACAGCAATTTAAGCATTCAGAGGTTTATATGCGTGATTACGGCAAGGTGCATACATCTTTTTGGATAAGCGATGGAATGCGTCGGGTTTCTGATGATGCCCGCCTGCTAGCGCTGTACCTGCTCACGGGGCAACACACAAACATGATTGGGTGTTTTCGGCTACCTGATGGATACGTTTCGGAAGACCTTAACTGGACACCTGAAAGGGTTTCGAAAGGGTTTGATGAGCTATCTAAAAACGGTTTCGCAACGCGTGATTCGGCCTCGAAATGGGTTCTTATTCTGAACTTCATGCGGTGGAATCCCGTAGAGAATCCCAATCAGGGTATTGCAGCTCTGCGTTTGTTTGCCCAGGTGCCGGATAAATCCACTGTGAAGGCAGAGCTGGCGCGGGTCATGGCCGATGCTATAGCCCATATCGGAAGCTCAAAACTTAAGGGTTCCGAAAGGGTTCTTGAACGGTTTCTTAACCAGGAACAGGAACAGGAACAGGAACAGGAAAATACTTCGGGGCATGGCTCCGCCACACCCCCAGAGAGTGATGTTCCGGCCGATGGCAGTGCGCCTCCGAAAAAGAACGCCTATCCAGATGACTTCGAGCAGGTGTGGGCGATTTATCCAAAGCGCGCCGGAGGCAACAGCAAGGCGGATGCCTGCAAAGCCTGGAATGCCAGAGTTAACTCGGGAGCCACGGTTCAAGAGTTACTCGACGGCACGCAGCGATACGCCGACTTCGTGAGAGCCACGGGAAAACTTAACACCGAGTACGTCAAACAGGCCGCAACGTTCTTTGGCCCCTCGAAACACTACGAGGAAGCCTGGAAAGTGACAGCGCCGTCAGGCGTTCGGGATCCCAATACCATCTCCCGTCCAGATAACACCATCCCACCAGGGTTCAGGGGGCAGTGATGAAAAACATGATTGGTACCGGCAGCGCACTTGAGCGCCTGAAGAAGTTCATCCCGGCCAGCGTACAGCCGAAATTTAACAGCGTCGAAGAGTGGCAGGCATGGCAGGAAGCTGAGGGCCGCAAGCGTTCTGAGGAGATCGACAAGCAGAATCAGCGTGCACGCTCAGAGAAGATTTTTGGTCGTGCTGGCATTCAGGCTCTGCACCGCAGCTGCTCGTTCGCGAACTATCAGGTGTCGAGCCCGGAGCAGCGCCAGGCGTACAGCATGGCGAAGAGCTACGCGCAGAATTTTGGCGGCGGCGGATTCGCAAGCTTCGTCTTCAGCGGCGCGCCGGGGACCGGAAAGAACCACCTGGCGGCGGCGATCGGTAACTACCTGCTGGCCGCTGGCCACTCCGTTCTGGTGGTGACCATCCCTGACCTGATGCTCCGCGTGCGCGAATGCTATGACGACGGCCAGTCAGAATCCTCCCTGCTGAATGACCTGTGCAACGTCGATCTGCTGGTGCTGGACGAAGTCGGAATCCAGCGTGGTTCCAGCGGTGAGAAGGTGATCATCAATCAGGTCATTGACCGCCGACTCTCTGCCATGAAGCCTGTTGGCATCCTGAGTAACCTGAATTATGACGAGCTGGTCGCCACACTCGGTGCGCGGGTCATCGACCGCCTGCGGATGGACTCGGGCGTCTGGGTCAATTTCGACTGGGCCAGCTACCGCGGGAAAGTGTCACACCTGCGTGCCGTGAGTGGCAAGGGGGCTGCAGATGGCCAGTAACAACCTCTGGACAATCATCCGCGCCATCCAGCGCAGCGGGGAGATCACCCCACGTCAGGTTCGCCAGCTGCTGGGCTGCGACAGCAAAAAGGCCTGCCGCCTGCTCGAGCATCTCGTTTCTGCTGGTGCTGTGAAGAACATCGGCCAGCGCCGCCACCCGATCTACGTCATGGAGCCGGGCGGGGAGACTCGCATTAAGCCAATGCCGGTGGCGTGCCAGAAACCCAGCATTGCAGACGTTTGCCGCCAGAACTGGCAGGGCTATCAGATCCACAAAATTATCGGGAGCGCACGGGCATGAGTGATTCAGTGAACAACAAAGAGCTGGTGGCCGTTGGTCATCAGTTTGCGAAGGCTATTAGCAGCGACACGGCGATCATGGATATGGCGAAGATGTTCACTCGTCTGGCAGAACGGCTGGACTGCACCACCGCGGCGCTGCGCGAGATGACGAAACAGCGGGACGCGCTGGCGGCCATGCAGCAGCAGGGTATCCGCAAAGCGCTGGATGAATGCTCCGAGTATCTCGATAGGGACTGCATCATGGAGACGAACGGCATCAGCTATGAAGATGCTGCTCAACGAGAAGTCGGTGCAATGGCTCTTCATGATGCGTTACTTCGCCAGGGAGATGTCCAATGAGCAATATTGACAATGAGGCGCTGCACGTTCCTGAGCGCAAAAAACATAACTGGGGCCAAGCGGTAATGCTCGACTGCGGCTTCTGTAATCAATGGACGCTGACGGTGAAGCATGATGACGGCGGGTGCATATGTGCCAGTTGCTGCGATTCTGAATATACGGCTGACCTAAAAGTTACGCTTGCAACGGCGATTGAACGGATGGAAGCCGCAGAGAAGCGGATCGCTGATCTGGAGCAGCAATTCATCAAGCCTTTGCCGATTGGTGAGCTATTGCAACGCCTGGAAAATCAGACGGGCGATCCGTGGAGGCAAAAATACCTGACTGAATTTGAGGCCCGGCAGGTTGCGCTTCCGACATTCGACGGATATGTGCCACATGTCGCTGAAGAGCTTCAGGCCGCATTTCGCATTGCGTGTGCCGGAGCTGGCATCAGCATCAAGGGGGAGTAGATGGCAGAGCATACTATTTTGGACATATGCTGCGGTTCTCGCATGTTCTGGTTCGATAAACAGGATCAGCGCGCCGTATTCAGCGATATCCGCGCTGAGCAGCATGCGCTCTGCGACGGCCGCCAGCTGGTTATAAGCCCGGACCTGATTGCCGACTTCCGCGCGCTACCATTCGCTGACAACACTTTCCCTGTCGTAGTGTTCGACCCGCCACATCTTGAGCGCGTTGGTGACAATGCGTGGATGGGAAAAAAGTACGGGAAGCTTAACAAAGAAACGTGGCGTGATGACCTGCGCGCAGGGTTCGAGGAGGCATTCAGGGTGTTGTGGCCACACGGCGTTCTCATCTTCAAATGGAACGAAACGCAGATCCCTGTCAGCCAGATTCTGGCGTTGACAGACGTAAAGCCAGTGATCGGCCAGCGCACCGGGAAGAACGACAAGACCCACTGGATAATTTTTGTGAAAGATGAAATTAATAAAAATCCTTAGTTGTTTGTGAGTAGATAGGCAGGTAAAAATCATCCTCATTGAATGGAGGTAATATGGCTTATAAGAAACCGACAGGAATCAGCAGGCACGATATCCATCCACTTGACGGTTTGTTCTACTACATCGGTAGTCGGTGGGTAATGATACCTCTTTGGGTGTCAACTGTTGTGATAGGGGCACTTGTTTCTATAGCGGATGATGATTGGACATGGTTAGCAAGGTTTGGTGCCCTAGGCGTTATGATCGGAACATTATTAACCCTTTCTCCTTTGTTCAGGGGAGGGATTTACCTTTCTAATGCACACGCCTTTGGCTTTGCTTCAATGGATGAAGAACAAAAGACCACGGCAACATCACCTGAGAGTCGCTCTACTTCTATAAACATGGTCATAGGTATCGTTTTGATTGTTTTCTCATCTGTAATCAATGCCTTCGGGGATATTATTGTTAAGTTGATTGACTGATCTCTACCCATACAACAACGGGTTGCCGTCCCGCCGTCATTCGATGATGCGGGCCAACCTTCCGGAGCGCAGCGAGCGAACAAGCCGCCTGATTCATCCCCTGAATGCCGCTCAACCGCGGTATTTCTTCACATGATCGATAATACCGATCGATATCACGAGATTGATCTATGAAATCGATCAGATATTAACCGAGGAGCGGCAACAAATTATCAACCTGACATGGAGTGTCAGCGTCGCAATATACCCTCAGGCGCAGGCCTGCTACTGGCTTGGCGGGATTGAGGGGTTTCTAATCAGATATTTATCCCAGTGCTTTCTGCCCTGACGAAGTGTTAAAAATAAGCGTCAGTTTTTACACGGAAGTAGCATAAAATTTATTCAAATCAATCAGATGAATGCACTTGCGTATACATGCGGTTCACGTGCATACTTAAGCCAAACGGATAATTACTGTTTATATATACAGTATTTTGTTGTATGGTTTAAGTGCTACAGAAAAAAATGAATTTTTCTTCCGGCGAACCTATTAGGAAATTTGCGCCATTTGTTATTTTGGCTCTATGAAGTGGATTTCTCCCCGCCGGGGGAGGGTATTTGTGGATAGCAAAGTGAGGGGGTTGATGTGAAAGAAAGTCAGGAGCAGGGTGACTGGTACGACATTATCAGGCGTTCAGACGGCAAGCTTATTGGATCCATGCTGTTTGAGGGCCGATGTCTCGTCTACACCAGGAATGGGATGGTATCTTGCCGCCCGCTGCTGGAGGATGAAGGAATTTTTAATCTTTCGTCCGGAACCCGTTTTCTTCGCCGCCTCGGCTACCACGTCAATCAACCCTCTGATATTATGATATCAACGGACTGAACACCCGTTGACCTGATGCGCCACGGAGAACACCATGGCGCAGTTACAACTCATCAAGAATTCTGCAGGAACCCTGATCCCCGCCTCGCCGGAGACCAGTGAATTACTGCAATCAAAAATCAAGCTCGGCGCCGTGCTGGTGGCCGACTTCAAACAGGTCCGTAATCCGGCCTTCCATCGTCGCTTCTTCGCTCTTCTGAATCTCGGCTTCGAATACTGGGAGCCAACTGGCGGCGCTATCTCATCCAACGAACGCAAGCTGGTGACCGGCTATGCGAAGTTCCTGGCCTCGATCGGTGGTAGCGAAGCTGCGCTGCTGGATGCTGCTGAGCAGTATCTCGAACGCATCGCCGATAAGCGTACTGGCAGTATCAGCGCCTGCAAATCCTTCGACGCGTATCGCGCCTGGGTAACCATCGAATCCGGGCATTACGACGCCATCCAGCTGCCTGACGGCACACTCCGGAAGCATCCCCGCAGTATCGCCTTCGCCAATATGGACGAGACCGAGTTTCAGCAGCTCTACAAAGCCGCGCTCGATGTTCTGTGGCGCTGGATACTGTTCAGAGCATTCAGGGACCAGCGCGAGGCCGAGAACGCCGCTGCGCAGCTGCTGAGCTTCGGAGGCTGACCAGATGGCGAAATCATGGTTCCACTACACCGAATGCACAACCGAGCAGGCCGATGAACTTCAGCGGCAGTACCAGCGTCGCGGGGTAGCCGTAACGCGCAGCCTGAATCGCGATTACCTCACCTGGACCGTCAGCGTTGAGCGGCAGGAGGTGAAGTACCTCGAGCCCACGCCGCGTACGTTCCGCCAAAAGGTCTGGGGGTAAGCATGGCTAAGAAACCTCGCCGTAAGTGCGCAAACCAGAGCTGCCGTGAGTGGTTCCACCCGGTCCGTGACGGACAAGTGGTCTGCTGCTACGAGTGCGCCACCCTGGTCGGAAAAGAGCAGACCAGAAGAGCCCGGGAAGCAGCTCAACGTAAGGAATTGGCCCAGCAGCGCGCCATCGAGGAAAAAGAACGCGCCGCCTGGCGCCGTAGGAAAGCCGCGGTCAAGCCGCTCAAGCATTGGGTGGATCTGACCCAGCGTGCCGTTAACGACATCTGCCGCGAGACAGAACTGGCAGAAGGTAAGGGCTGCATATCCTGCGGAACAAAGACAGCATTCGCCTGGCATGCAGGTCATTACCGGACAACGGCCGCCGCCGGGCATTTACGTTTCACGCGTATCAACATTCATCTCCAGTGCGATGTCTGCAATATCCATAAATCAGGAAACATCGAGAATTATCGCGCCGCGCTGGTCCAGTTGTACGGTGAGGAAACGGTATTGAGCCTTGAGAACAACAACGAACCACATCGCTGGACGGTTGAAGAACTGAAAGAAATCAGGCTCGCCGCCCTTGCCGACTTACGCATATTGAAAAAGCAGGTGGCCGCATGAAACCAGAACTGATCGAATCGCTTCGCATGCGCTGGCTGCGCCTCCGCATTTATCGCCGCCCGGGTACGGTGCTGGTGGACTATCGCATTCTTCGTAACTTTATTCGTATTTACCAGATTGCAGGAGCAGCAGCGTGAACCTCGAAAATACCGTGAAATACCACTTTGCAAAATCCACGATGATCAGCGACTCCCCGCGCGCCACTGCATCAGACGCGCTGACCGGTACAGATATCATGGCTGCCATGGGCATGACGCAGGAACGCGCCGCCATGGGGTACAGCGCTTTCCTCGGAAAGATGGGGATCAGCAATAACGACAGGGAGCGAGCGATCGCGCTGTTGGCCGATTACGCGCTGAGCAAATGCGATAAGGTCGCCGCGCTGCGCAAGCTGGATGCCGCGGTTAAGCCACTGGTGATGCGCCATCTGGCCGCGTTCGCGTTTGAGGACTATTCCCGCAGTGCCGCCAGCGTGAAGCCGTGCGATTGCTGTGCGGGGCGGGGGTTCATCCATGCCGACGTCTTCACCAATAAATTCCGCAAGCCGGAAGGCAAGATGACCGTGGCTGGAATGGTGGAGGTCAAAGAGTCCGCCAGGGTGCTCTGCAAAAAATGCAATGGAACAGGCCAGGTCAGCGCGGCATGCAGCGACTGCCGCGGGCGCGGTAAAGCGGTAAGCAAAGAACTGACCGATCAGCAGGGTGTTCCGGTTCTGGCCGACTGCAAGCGTTGTGGCGGGAGAGGGTTCGAGCGGATCCCTTCAACTGAGGCATATGCGGCCATTTGCCTGATCACTGATGCGATTAGCCTGGATACCTGGAAGAAATCGGTTAAGCCATTTTACGACCTGCTGATCACGAAATTTGATATCGAGGAAGCGTGGGCTGAGGCTCAACTGAAACAGATAACACGATAGTGCTCACGACAATGGCTTACGTTTCAATCGTGAGCTATTTACTTTTCCCGAATCTGTGTTAATTTTATCCCAACGATGGGTTACTGCCTTCGTTTCAAGCCCTGCGGTTAACACCGTGGGGCTTTTTTGTTGAAAAAAAAACGGGAGATGCGACATCACCATCTCCCGTAAATCAATAGCTTTTATTGTGTTATAACCACTAATAATTATGCGGTTTAAAATCACCTTAAGACAAATCGGTTATACCTGATTAACATTGGGTTAACTCATGTGAATTCAAAGGCTGCCGATTGGCGGCCTTTTTCTATTTCAGGCTCCCGGAAACCCCCATCAAGGTTTGTCGTTAATTCATCCGGAGCGCCTGAACCCAACTTCACACAGCACCCGCGAACCAGCGAGGTGAGAGACATGAAAATGCACAACGACCCCCACTCCTGGACGGAGTTAATCGATCTACTCCACAGCTGGTGGCGTGGCGAAACACCCATTGGCGCTGTGCTGCTGTCGGTTGTGATGGCAGTGCTGAGAATTGCCTACGGTGGCGGCGGCTGGAAGAAGATGTTACTGGAGGGCCTGATGTGCGGTGCCATGACATTGACCGCTGTATCTGCTCTGGATTACGTAAACCTTCCTCAATCCCTCTCCATCGCTATCGGCGGGGCGCTGGGCTTTGTCGGCGTCGAGCAGGTCCGTTCGGTGGCAAACCGTGTTATCAACGTCCGCTTCGGTGGTGACACCAAGTAAGGAACTTCATGAATCAGGCACAATTTCAGAAGGCGGCTGGGCTAAGCGCCGGGTTAGCTGCGCGCTGGTATGCGCATATCGACGCGGCAATGAAGGAGTTCGGCATCACCGCAGTTAACGATCAGGCCATGTTCATCGCGCAGCTGGGCCACGAATCGGCAGGCTTTACCTCGCTGGTGGAGAGCTTCAACTACTCGGTCGACGGCCTGAAGAAAACCTTTGGTAAGCGCCTGACGCCGTATCAGTGCGAGATGCTGGGCCGGGTCGACAATAAGCAGACCGCCCACCAGCCGCAGATCGCCAACCTGGTATACGGCGGTCGCATGGGCAACGTCACCGAGGGTGATGGCTGGAAGTATCGTGGCCGTGGCCTGCTGCAGATCACCGGACGTGAGAACTACACCAAATGCGGCACTGCACTGAAGCTGGATCTGGTGAGCACGCCGGAGCTGCTGGAGCAGGAACGACACGCTGCTCGTTCAGCAGCTTGGTTCTTCGCGTTACGCGGTTGCCTGTTGTATTCCGGGGATATCGTTCGTGTCACGCAGATTATCAACGGCGGTCAGAATGGACTGGCTGATCGTAAGGTGCGCTACAGTCGGGCGCAGGCGGCGCTGGCATGAACAGCCTCAACTGGAAACTGGTGGTCTGGGTGCTGCTAGTGTTTGCGCCTTGGTGGGCTGTTATCCATTACCACGATAAATACCAGTCGGAACAGTCGCGCGCTGATGCTGCTGAGCAGAGCGCCAGTCAGGCCGAAGCCATTGCCGCCAATGTCATTCAGGCCGTGAACATCATCAACGCCATTTCAGAGGCCAACCAGGATGCAAAGAACCAGATCGCACTGGAGTCACAGGGAGCCCAGGCAGATATCAAAGTGGCTATTGCGAATGATGATTGCGCTCGTCAGCCTGTGCCTCCTGCAGCTGCTAACCGGCTGCGGGAATTCGCGGATAGTTTACGTAAAGGCTCCGGTGGTGCCGCTTCCGGCAAACCTGACAGCTGATACGCAACAGCCAGCCATTCCCGAACCATTGACCTATGGGGCCAGTCTGGATCTGAATGTGAGCCTGCTGTCGGCGCTGGGTCAGTGCAATATCGATAAGGCGGGTATCAGGAAAATCGAGGATGCGCGTTCACGTGTAAGTGAGTGAAAATGCCTGCATGAGAAAAAAGCCCTTACGAATATAATCCAGTAATTCGTAAGGGTGGCTAAATAGCCTTCATTACAAGGAACGCGCCGACAATACGCTTGTTAGTTGAAAAAGCACGATTAATTAAACTTCAATTAATCAATTATTAACCAATAATTAACATTGAGTTTTCTGGAATTTTCTTTTGATACAATGAATTGTGTTATTCCGGACAAATGGAATTACATAATGCATTAATAGAATTAACATTGTGTCTGGCAATCTTGGATTATTAATTGACATCACCATGGACAGACCCATCGTAATGGCTTAACCCTCTTAGGGGCATAATCATCATCGCTGTTACGCAAGATGGCAGCACCGTAAAGGGATATCGCACGTTAACGCCGAGTGACATTGAGCGCATGAACCACTTGAAGGACGTCAGTCGTCAATTTTGCAGTCTGCTCGATACTGAGCTTGAGCAATTGATGGCACCCTGTATTGTCTGTCGATCGCCCGCACCAAAATGCAGGAAGCCTGTATGTGGGCAGGTCAGTACTGTTGCGCGTGCCGAAGCCGATTGCTAGCCATTCCAAAGCTCATCTGCGGGTGGGCTTGATAATTGCCGCTTAAATGACTAGGGATAAAATTGCCTCTGAAATATGGTAGGTAAAACCTGACATTCAGCTACAATCATTAAACCTTTTTCCTAAGGGGCCGTAAAATGCTTGAGGGAAGGTTAGAAGGTATGCTCTGTGGAAAATGTTGTTTTGCGGTTTATGGGAAGGAAGAATTTATTAGTAATCTCATAGATCATCTCAAAAACAGCACTGCAGTGTCTTACGATGTAAGATTCATCGGTGGATTGGATGTAATGGGTAGAACGAAAATAGCTATAACAGGTAAAATTACAGAAAGTATGTCTCTGGAAGATTTCCGAACTGTTTTGATAAGTTGCTATGCACCCAGCGCATAAATCCTCACAAACCGCCTCCGGGCGGTTTTTTTATTGTATGAAGAAAACAATGAAGTGATAAAGCGGCCAGACCGCAGCAGCCGAAAGGCGGCTATCGCAGGGTAATGACCTGCGCCCGAGTCTCCGCGTTGAGAGTCAGCTTTGCATCTGGTAAGGGTTAATAAGAAAAGAAGTGCCAGTGACGCAGCGTGATCGCCAGTCACGCACTGGTTATAGCTAACGGGGAGCAGAGACGAACCGGGGTGATGAACTCAAGGGCATGAGCGTGGCCACTCCAGGTAGTGGCAGTCATTCAAAAGCTCAGTTGCGGAGGCTGGTGGGTTGTGTCAAACAAGTTCACTAATGCAACATCCGAGAATAGTTAGCAGATTATTAACTCGGTGATTAAGTGCTAAAGTGATGGGTGCCCGTGGTTAAAAAATGGCCAGTCGTGGTATGATAGACCTCACTCTTAGAGGGGTTAAGAGTTATGTCATTCTTCGATTACGCACTTAAACGCGTTGAAGCGGCGACCAAAACAACAGTGACTTGCCCGATATGTGGTCATCACTCTAATCAACCTTCCACAAAAGTACGACAGGAGCTGCCGTTGCTTTGTCCTCGATGCAAATCACTATTTGTCATTCACAGATAATATGCTGACCTGCTGAATATAACCGCCTTCGGGCGGTTTTTTTATTGCCATCACCATGGGCAGACCCATCGTAATGGCCGTAGCGGTAAAATCACAATTACACCCTGTCGGGAAAAAATGGAGTGACCAATGGCAAAACCGGACTGGGGAGCGTTGCAAGACCAGTTCCTCGCCGAGCATGCCAAAACGGGTATATCGCCGAAAGAGTGGTGTGAAGCGCAGGGACTGAACTGCGCGACCGCACGTCGACATATCAAAAAGCCTTCTGCGCAAAGTGCGCAAAAACCTGCGCAGAAGAAAGTGCGCACTGCGCAGAAAGGTAAGTGCGCAGAAGAGCTGGTGGATGATGACGACTTGACGGCCCAGCAAAGACTTTTCGTCGCCGAATACCTCAAGGATGGTAATGCCACGCAGGCTGCTATCCGGGCGGGGTACAGCAAAAAGACAGCTGAGCAAATCGGTCATCAGCTACTTAAGAAAACTTCAGTTGCGCAGGCTATTGCACAGCAGCAGAAAGCTTCCATAGAACGCACTCTCGGCAGCGCCGATGAAGTCCTCGCGCAGATGTGGCAACTGGCTACCTTCGATGCAAACCAGCTTTCGCAGTATCGCCGCGGCGCCTGCCGCTATTGCTGGGGCTTCGGTCATCACTACCAATGGCGCGACGCTGTAGAGTTCGACGAGGCTCTCGCGAAGGTTGAAGGCAACGAACGAGCAAAACTCCCGGAAGACCCTGGCGGTTATGGCTATGACCACAATCGCGAACCTAACCCTAACTGCCCACGCTGCAATGGCGACGGAATAGGGCAGCCATACTTCGCTGACACCCGAAAACTTCCCCCTGATGCAGCCCTGGCTTACTCCGGCGTGAAGCTAGGTAAGAATGGCGTAGAGATAACGGCCATAAGCCGTGAACGCATGTATGAAGCAGTGATGAAGCGCCTGGGACTGGCTGACAGCGAGTTTGCACAGCGTCTGCAACAGATTGAAATTGAGCGTCGGCAGTTGGAGGTGGAGATACTGCGGAAAGAGCTGGCGGCCGATCCTGATGATGATGTTCCGGCACCAGTTGCAATCAACATTAACGTGGTAGACGCGAGGGTTCGTGATGATAGCGCCGACGCTTAATGTCCCCCAGGCGCGTTTTCTCGCTATGCCGCATAAGTTTAAGGCCTATGTTGCCGGGTTCGGTTCTGGTAAGACGTGGGTTGGCTGCGGCGGCATCTGCAAGGGAATGTGGGAGTTCCCTAAAATCAACCAAGGCTACTTCGCGCCGACCTATCCGCAGATCCGTGACATCTTCTACCCGACAGTGGAAGAGGTGGCTTTCGACTGGGGCATGAACGTCAAAATTAACGAGGGGAACAAAGAGGTTCACTTCTACGCTGGGCGTCAGTACCGCGGAACGACTATCTGCCGTTCGATGGAGAAGCCCGGCTCTATTGTCGGCTTCAAAATCGGCAACGCGATGGTGGATGAACTGGACGTTATGGCTGCCGCAAAAGCGCAGCAGGCATGGCGAAAAATCATTGCTCGTATGCGCTACAAGGTTGACGGCCTTCGTAACGGCATCGATGTGACCACCACGCCAGAGGGCTTCAAGTTCGTCTACCAGCAGTTTGTTAAAGTTGTGCGCGATAAACCTGAACTGGCGACGCTGTATGGCCTGATACAGGCCTCAACGTTCGATAATGAAGCGAACCTTCCCCACGACTACATTCCATCGCTGATGGACTCCTATCCACCAGAGCTGATTAAGGCTTATTTGCGTGGGAAGTTTACCAACCTGACCAGCGGCACCATCTATCATCAGTTCGATCGCCAGCTTAATGGCTGTACCGATGAGGAGCAGGCAGGCGAACCACTGTATATCGGCATGGACTTTAACGTTGGCAAGATGGCAGCCATCGTCCATGTGCTGCGCGACGGAGAACCGAGGGCTGTCAGGGAGCTGGTGAAGGTTTATGACACGCCAGCGATGATTAAGCGCATCCAGGAAGAGTTCTGGCGCTATGAGGGTGGACGTTACGTCTCCTCTCGTCAGATTTACATCTATCCCGATGCTTCCGGCGATTCGCGCAAATCGAACAACGCCAGCGCCACGGATATCGCGCAGCTCAAACAGGCCGGATTTAGTGTGGTGGTGAATGCTGCCAACCCGCCGGTGAAGGATCGCATTAACTCTATGAATGCCATGTTCTGCAACGGTAACGGCGAGCGCCGCTACAAAGTTAACGTGACCCGCTGCCCGGTATATACCGACAGCCTTGAACAGCAGGTATGGGCGGCCAACGGCGAGCCGGATAAATCAGCCGACAACGATCACCCCAATGATGCTGGTGGGTATTACATCGTGAAGCAATTCCCGATCATCAAACCAACCGGCAAAGTCACCAAACTACGGATGTAAACCATGCCCGATATCTCAACCCCCAATCTGGACTATGGGAACATGGTGCAGGCGTGGGACATCAACGACGCCCTGATGGGCGGTACACTGTATATGCGCCAGCTTGGTGAGGCTTATCTGCCACGCTGGCCGAAAGAAGACAAAGAGGACTACAAAAAGCGCCTGGCTGTGGCCACGCTTCTTCCCGCCTACGAAGAGACCATCAACCAGAACGTTGGGCGCGTATTCGCTGAGCCGATCCAACTGGGTGAGAACGTACCGGATGCGCTGCGCGAGTT